TTAATAAATATCCAGCTTCAACTGGACAGCGGCACTTTTATGATCCAGGACTTTCTCGACAATATACTCAGGTTTAACGGTACCTTTCTCTGTAATCCACTGCCGGCGACGCATCCTTACCGTCAACAGATCATCTTTTGCAAATGCCACCTCATTCTTTTGAACCTTTGCCATAAAATCAGCATCAGCAATTTCGGCATGAAATGATCCAGTGCCTTCTGACAGTCTCCATTTATTATCTTCATTGAAAGAAATGCTGGATACTTGAAGGATAGTTTCATACACAGTTTCGTGTATAAGTTGATCCTGAATTGCAGGGCTTGCAAAATATATGTAATTGCTTTTGTCTATAACGACAAGGCCGCCTGATTCGGTACCAGCCGCAAACTTGTCAATGCCCTCATTTTCAAGAGGATCATAGATCACAGCGCTTAACGATTTCCTTACCGAATAATCTTCAAGCAGCTTCAAAACAGCTTTTTCAGTAGTTATATGTTCATCATCAACATAAATTTCAACTTTTCCCCCATCAAGTTCAATTACTTTTGATATTTTTCTATTTCTCAGCCATGCAATAACTTTAATAAGGCCACAAACAGAATCTTTAGCAGTAAAGCCAATAAAAGCTAAAATTGAAACAGCTGAAGAAATTGCAGTAATTTCTTTTGAAGAAAAAAGCCCAACAAAATCAGTCCACAACCCTTGTGTAAGGCTGAAATCAATACCAAAACAGCCAGACTTAAAAGAACCTTTGACCTTCACAGATAGTTTAACTTCTGATCCATTCAGGACTTTATTTGCAGCATCCAACACGTCACCCACAGCATGCAAAGCCGGTGCTAGCTGGCGCACATCCATCTCAGAAGATTCAAGAGCTGGCCCATCATAAAGAATATTGAAAACTGCGTCACTTGTCATGTAATACCCCTATCACACAAACAGACTCCCAGGCAACACCCATCCGCCTCATCACGCCCTCCTCCCCCATACCACACCACCCTGCCGATCACGTCCAGGCTATTCAGCAGTTAACCTTTTACTGTTTACTCATGTAATGTTTAGTTTTTGCTTAACAGTTATTTTTTGCGCCAAATCGTTCGCAGGAAAAAGATTGTTATCCTTGTCAACAACCCAGTGAATTTTAACAGGGTTGTCATTAGCAACAAACGAAAGCCATACATCATAGCTTCCATCATTTACATTTTTATCACATTGCCACTTATAATCTTTTGTGAATTTACCTGAAACAGCCAAAACAATACTTAAAGCATCAATCGATTTAACATTGTTTACAGTACTTTTTGATTCAATTATGGCCTTAACTATTGATTCTTTTTTAGCATCTTCCTTTGCGGAATATTCACTAAAACCACATCCACAAATAACAGAAAACACCATAAACAATAAACATATTACTTTTCGTTTCATTGCTTACCCTCCATTTTCCGAAATAGTAAAATCATCTATCTCACCACTCTCCTCACCATCTTACCCACCACTCTAGAAAATATTTCATCAGACCCTCCTCCCATATACCACATCTCACCGATCCCTTTCCTACCCCCCCGCCTTGATCCGCTCCAGCATTTCCTTTACCGACATCCACACCCGCAACTTGTCGACCTCGGACAATGACAGCCAGTCATTGAGAAACGCCGTCGCCACGGGATCTTCGGAACCTTTGTCCGTTACCGCGACCTCAGGAGCCGGAGCGCCGCCATGAATACCAATATGAACATTGCCGTTGACGGCATTGCCATTCTTTACGCTCTGCAGGACCGTCTTCCCGTTCTGCTGGTCGTCCGTCCCCTCCCCCCGCCTCATTGGCCCCTCGCCGGTCAAAAGCCAGTTCGTGTCGATACCCTGCTTTGCCAGAGCCTCGAAAACCTTTCCCCCAGGCACACTTTTCCCCAGCTCGTAATCCTGCCACGACCGAAAGCTTATTGAAAGCAACGTGGCCATTGATTTCTGTTCGTGGCCCAAGGCCTCTCTGGTCGCTTTTAGTCTTTCCGCAAGCGTCATTTGATGTCCCACCAGCATTCAAGTTCAGGCAAACAAACTTGAATGCTAACTTGAATGTTTGCTTCATATTATTCAAGTTTTACATGTAATTGAAATTTAAAAGTTATTTCACGAAGGCACGGGAAGATAAAAAAATACAACTTGAATGCACACTATTCTGTTGACACGCACAGAATGATTCTGTATTTATGTTGACATGAACACAACACAAACCCCAAAAAATCCCGACCAGCGTCGGGCATGGATTCTTTATCAGCTGCACCTGGCCGGGTCGTCGTTCGCCGACCTGGGCCGGGAGCTGGGTGTTACGCGCAATGCCGTGCGTAATGCCATCGACAAGCGTTATCCCAAGATGGAGCGCGCCATCGCCACCAAGATCGGGAAGCGTCCCGAAGAAATCTGGCCGGAGCGGTACGCTTCTCGAGAAAAAGGAGAACACTATGCCATGGACAAAATTGCCGGCAATACACGCCAAAGCATTTGAAATAGCGTGTTCGGCTCCGCCGGAACTTAAGACACAAATCGCCCCCCTGATCGGACGGATGCTTGAAGCTGGCGCCTCATGGGATGAAGCGCAAGAAGCGTTGTTCGAGGCAATGTCCCTTTACGCACAAAACAGCAAGCAGCCAAAAGCCCCAGGCACGCAGATCAGTGCCGAATGGCTTAATGCCGTTGCTCAGGAACACATATCATTCAGCGTCACGCCTAAAGCCAATCGACCGCTTCGGTCTTTCAGGCTCAAGCGCACAATACCCCAGCCGGGCGACGAATTGCGAATAGTGGATGATCGCGAGCCCGTCATTGCCCACTTGGTCCGTACCGCGCAGAATTATGGTTTGCGGTTCGATGAACGCAAGTTCACTGACAGAGAGGTCGAACGCCTGAATGACCACGTCGCAATCTTGCGGGGCCGCGCTCTCAAGCTGTTTGATCTGCTCTACAAGCGTGTCGAAAAAGCCGCTCCCGGAAAGGTCTTTTTCACCATGTAATACCCGCTGCAGCAACTTGTCTTCCATATCAACATCCTCCAAGGGTTTGTGAAATGGCTCGGGGCGATTTGCGAAAGTACCAACATCCATTGACGGTTTCAACAATTTTAACGAAACGGCAGTGATCAGGGAACAGGAAGGCCAGCCATGAAACAGCCCGTGATTCATTACAACAACGCCCTCAACCCGGACAGGATCAGCGTCACCCTGTGCTGGCCCGCCTTGTCGAAGGCCAGAACCACGACCGATATCAGGCGCGTCACCTGCAAGACCTGCCTGCGGATACTGGGATACAAACCATGAAACTACCCGAACCATACTATACCGCCAAAGAACTCGCCGGAAAGCCGGGCATGCCGGGAACAGTGCAAAACGTTAATAGCAAGGCTAAACGTGAAAACTGGCCCTGGCGCAAGCACGCGGGCAAGGGGGGCGGACGGGAATACCCACTTTCCAGCCTGCCCGCCGAGACCCGCGCGGCGTTGGCGGTGGCTTCGACTCCGCTCAGCCACCAGACACCGGACGAACTTGTACTGAGCGAAGCCGAAGTAGCCGACGGTTCGACTCCGCTCACCGACCGGTCCCTGAGCGAAGCCGAAGGTCGGTCCCTGAGCGAAGCCGAAGGGGCCGCCCTGGTTACGATGGGCATCAACCCCCTGCACCCCGAAACCCAGAAGATGATCCGGGCCGGACGGGCCGCCAGAAAACAGAAGGATCTGGACGACGACGCCCGCCGGCGCATGAAAGAACTGTCCCTGGCCCGCTTCAACCAACTGCCCGAAGAAAAGCAACGCTCCGGCAACGCCCGCTACGAGATCATCAAGAGCGCCAAGACCTACTGCGTCGCCGCCGGGGTCCATCCGGGCAATGAACAGTGGTTGAAACGCTTTGCAAACGCCTATAACGACGGCTCCCTGAGTCTTCCGGAATGGGTGCGGGACGAGATCCCGCGCGTCTCCACCTCATCCCTCTACCGCTGGCGGCGGGAATACGATGCCGGCGGCATGTTCGAACTGGCCGACGGCTACGTCTCCAAAAAAGGGCAGACCAGCCTGACCACAGACCAGCAGGAACTGGCCATCGCCATGCAGATCCAGTTTCCCGGCTGCGCCATCAAGAAAGTCGTCGCCGCCCTGGAAGCCCGGCGCATGCCCGCCCCCCACGGCCAGGTAAAACGCTTTGTTCAGCGCTGGCTGGCCATGAATCAGAGCTTCCACCTGTACATGACCAACCCGGACGAGTGGAAGAACAAGCACATGTTCGCCTTCGGCAACGCATCGGAACAGGTGGAGCGCCTCAACCAGGTCTGGGAGGCCGACTCCACCCCCGGCGACATCATGCTGTCGGATGGCCGCTTCGCCGTGATCGGCGCCCTGGACGTCTACTCGCGCCGCCTGCGCCTCCTGGTCACCCCCACCTCCAAGGCCACCGCCATCTCGGCGCTTTTGCGCCGCTGCATCCTGGAATGGGGGGTCATGGAAACGCTCAAGACCGACAACGGCCAGGATTACGTCGCCCACCACATCGAGCGGCTGCTGGCAAGCCTGGAAGTGCCGCACGTCCTCTGTCCCCCCTTCACCCCTGAAGCCAAGCCGCACATCGAGCGCGCCCTGGGGGTGTTCTCCCACGGCATCGTCGAGCTACTGCCCGGCTACATCGGTCACAACGTGGCCGACCGCAAGGCCATCGAGGCCCGCAAGAGCTTCGCCGATCGGCTGATGAAACGCGGCGGAGAGGTGGAAGTGAAACTGACCTCCCTGGAATTCCAGAAGATCTGCGACCGCTGGGTGGATGCCATGTACATGCACGACGCCCACGGGGGACTGGACGGCAAGACTCCGGCGGAGATGGTGCGGGAATGGACCACGCCGATCCGCCAGATAGCCGATGTGCGCGCCCTGGACGTGCTCCTGCACCCGGCCCACAAGGACGGCGGCTACCGGATCATCGGCAAGGAAGGCGTCCGGCTGGACAACCGCGACTACATCGCCCCCGAATTCGCCGGCCGCGAGCGCGAGCGGGTACGGGTGCTGGTGGATGACACCGACCTGGGACATGCCTACATCTATGCCGAAGATGGCAGCTTCATCTGCTGCGCGGAAAACCGCGAATGGCAGGGACTTTCCAGCGCCGACCTGGCCAGCCACGCCAAGGCGTTGCAGAAAGCGCTCCTGGCGGAACAGCGGAAGGAATTCAAGGAGAAAAACAAGAAGATCAGGGCCGAAATCGTGCCCGAGGACATCCTGACCTTCCGCGAGGAGCGCATCGCCACCATCGTGGAGTTTCCAAAACAGAGCGAGACCTATGTCACCCCGGCGCTGGCCGAGGCCGCCAAGGCCGCCCTGGAGCGGGACGCCCGCGCCGCCGATCGCGCCGCCCAAGGCTTGCCGGTGGAACACCGCGAGCTGCCGCCAGAGGTGCTGGAGTACGAGGCCCGCCAGGAAGAAGCGGAAAAGCAGAAGGTGATCCAGCTGGAGAACCGGCGGAAGTTCAAGGATATCCAGAACCAGGCGGACGTGTACGAAGAAATCCGAGCCCAGCTCCGGGCCGGTACCGCCACGGCGTACCAACGACAGTGGAAGATGGATTTTGAACACTGGGAGAATACGGCCCAGAGGGTGGGCCTGATGAAGGACGATCCGTACTGTCTGAAAGACCCGGAGGAAAACAAACAGAAGCAGAAAGAGGGATAGGAAGAAATCCCCCCCAGCCCCCCTTTGTAAAGGGGGGAGCTTTGAAAGTCCCCCTTTGAAAAGGGGGATTGAGGGGGATTTGAATGCAAGAAAAGCCGGGTAGCCGCCCGGCTCTTCAAGACCCACATGGGTAATCCAATAACGGGAGGAATGTACCAGATGAGCAAACCAATAATCAAGTCGCTCGTTAAAACCAAAGACGTACGCAACGCAGCGACCGACGTCTACGAACTGCTGACGAGATCGTCCAACTCCGAAGGGATGGGGATTTGGGACGGCCCTCCGGGCGTGGGTAAAACCACCGCTATCGGCTACGTCTGCACCCTGTACGACGGCGTTTTCATCCGCGCCATGGCCTGCTCCACCGTCACCAGCATCCTGGGGGACCTGTGCAACGCCCTGGGGTGGAAGAGCAGCAAGCCGGGTGTCAAACGCATGCTGCGCAAGACCGACATGGTGGATTTCATCATCGAAAAACTCTCCCACGATCCGGAAGATCCGGAGCGGGCTCTACCCCAGATTCCCATATTCGTGGATGAGGCGGATTATTGCCTGCGTGATTTCGTGCTCATGGACATCCTGCGCGACATCTACGACCGCACGAAATGCCCGGTGATCTTCGTCGGTATGGAGGACATCGCCGACACCATCCGTAAGCACCCCCGCTTCGCCCGCCGTACCGTCAAGCGAACCCAGTTCGCGGGGCTGGACATGGACGACGTCAGGCTCGTCATCGAGGAACGCTGTGAGGTGGAACTGACGGACGACATGATCGAGTACGTTGCCGCCGAAACTCGGCGCAATATCGGCCGCCTGGTAATCGCCATCGAATTTATCCACAAATTCGCCGAGCGCAACGGGCTGACCATCGTCAGCCGTGCCGACTGGGGTGACCGGCCGCTGTATTTCGATCAGTCCACCTTTGGCGGCAAGCCCAACGGCAAGAAATGATGATCTGCGTTTTTGAATGCAATTTCAGGAGGATTGGATGGCAGGCAAACGAGGGATGAAACCGGCACAGGCGCGGGCCAACACGGTACGCGCCAGCCTGTGGCGTCTTATGAGGATCTACGAGAGGTTTACCGTGGTTCAACTGGTGGAGACGGTGATGGACCGCCACCCCAGCGTAACCTATGACAACGCCCAGAAGTTCGTGCGCCGCCTGGTGGAATACGGCCATGTGGTCAAGATAGGGAACTACCGGGGCGGCCGCCCCGGCCGGTTTCAGGAATACCGCTTCGTCAGCAGGGAAATAGCCATGCCGGTCTTGGGTATCGGCCGAACGGAAAAATTCCTGAAGAAAGAAAAAGAGAAAGAAAAAGAGACTGACGGAGATACAGAGAGGGGCGGAGAAACCCACCCTCTCCCTATCCCTCTCCCTGAGGGCGAGGGGATTCAGTACGCCGTTCCGGCGGATACAAACGCCCATGGAGGTGAGGTATGAGCCCGACCGATCAATTGGGGCTGCTGCGTCGGATATGTTCCGAAAAGAGCCAGGCCGAAGTGGCCAGGAAGACCGGGTTTTCATCCGCTGTCGTCTGCGGCGTCCTGAAAGGAACCTATCAGGGAAACACAGATGGTTTTCTGGCACGGGTCGAGGAGGTCTACGGCACCAGTACTGTTGGCTGCCCCGGCCTGGGAGAGGAGTTGCCGCTGTCCCGCTGCGCTGTCATCCGGCGGCGTGAATTCAACCAGGCTGCCGTCAATCCCGAATGGCTCAGACTCTGGAAGGTCTGCCGCACCTGCCCCCAGAACGCCAAATAACGACAGGAGAATCGACATGACCTTACTCCGCAAACTCCGGCATCTGTACCTCCGCCGCAAACTGAACCGCTTGAAATTCTGGATGAGAAACCGGGCCTACAGCCGGGCACTGACCACCATCTGCATGACCGGCAGGATGTACCGCCGCTACTGAAATGAGGTGAAGAGTGAAAAGTGAGGAGTGAGGGGCACAAGCGTGCCCCTTGCGCCTACCCAAAAGGAGGAAATAGCAATGATCACCTATCTGGCCCTGTTTATCGCCGGAGGGGCGGCGGGGATGGCCATCATGGCCCTGTGCACCGCCGCTGGACAAGCTGACCGAGATTTTGAACTCATGAACGGAAAGGACGACCTATGAACGAAGCAGTACGAGAAATACCCGCAGGATACAAGGAAAACGCCCGCGGCCACCTGGTGCCGGAGGAACTGATCAGACCGGTGGATAACCTGACCGACGACCTGGTGGTGAAGATCGCCCGGAGGTGGAAAAACCTGCACGAAGTCCTCCGTGACTTCAAACAGTTCTCGTTCTCCGATGTCCACGCCCTGATCAGCCTCATCAACGAGGAATACGGCGTCAAGCGGGGCGGCGAAAAGGGCAACGTCCAGCTGATTACCTTCGACGGCCGCTACAAGCTGGTGGTGGCGGTATCCGAAACCATCGCCCCCGGCCCGGAGCTGCAGGCGGCGCAGGAAAAGATCCTGGAGTGCCTCAACGATTGGACCGACGGCGCCCGGCCGGAGGTGCGGACCATCGTTCAGGAAGCCTTCGCCACCGATGCCCAGGGTGGCATCCGCATCAGCCGGATCCTGGGGATCAAGCGCTACAAGATCCAGTCGGAAGAGTGGTCCGCGGCCATGCGCGCCCTGGACGACGCCCTGCGGGTGGTAGGCACCAAGCAGTACATGCGGCTGTACGAGCGCGACCAGGCCGGCGGGTACCGGGCGGTACCGTTGGATATCGCAGCGCTGTGAGAGTAATCAGCCGGGGCGGTGTGGATGGACACACCCCGATGACACGCGGGGCGGCGGAGTCAGAGATACCCAACGTGATGACGGGTAAACGCGCGCGAAGAAGCCGCAGCCGGTATCAAGCCCGGTCCCCGGCTCAATCAGCAATCTAACCCCCCTTATCAGGGGGGAAGATTGTAAGCCTCCCCTGATAAGGGGAGGCTTGGAGGGCGGTGAGAGTAATCAGCCGGGGCGGCGTGGAAGGACACGCGGCCAAAAGACTAAGGGCGACCGCAGACGTGCGGCAATCGTCATGAAGCTGAGCTGGTCCGCTCATAGCCGGTATCAAGCCCGGCCCCCGGCTCGATCAGCAACCTACCCCCCCTCGATCCCCCCTTATCAGGGGGGAAGGTTGTAAGCCTCCCCTGACAAGGGGAGGTTTGGAGGGGTTTGACGAAATGGAGATAACGAATGAAACCACCGTATTTCGAACTGACCAGCAGATGCAGCAACGACCGCTGCGCGACCGACCGCTTCCACACCAGGCGCAAGCGGGTGCAGTACATATCCACCAGCGGGGAGCTGAAAAGCACTACCAACCAGGTCTGCCCCACCTGCCGCTGCTGGGGGCAGGTGGAAGCCATCCGGGAGGTGCTCGCATGAAATGCCCCACCTGCAACAACCCCCTGCTGCCCGAACACGACCGCATCAAGTGCGTCGTCTGCGGCTACAGCAAATGGGATAACTTCACGGTCAGAAAACCCGGCGCAAGCGAGAAAATAAATTTAGGAGGAAAACATGGCAGGAATCAATGACATCGCAAAGAAAACAGGTGTAAAGGCCGACGATATCACGTTGGTGCTCGGCGCAATCCGCAGGACAGTCAACGAGGGAGAACGGGTCCAGATCCAGGGTTTCGGCACCTTCAAGATAAAGACCCGCGCGGCCCGCACCAGCCGCAACCCCAGGACCGGCGAGCCGGTGCAGGTGGAAGAGAAACAGGTGCTGACGTTCAAGGCGTCGTGATCGTTGAACCTGGGTCCGGACCCGTTCCGGCCTCACATTGAGCGATTATAAACGCGTTTATTGCCAAGATCCTAACTGTTTTTAAACGGAAAATCCGCGTGCAAAACGACATAAAAAAACAAAAAGCCAGAGAAAAACGCACGCACATGACCGGCGAGGAATTGCGGCGGATGCGAGGCGAGATGAAGTTCGCTCCGCGCGACATGCGCGCCGAGCTGGACCTGCCCCGGCGAACCTATCAGGACTACGAAGCCGGCAAGCGTGGCATCCCCGCCGCCCTGGCCGTCCGGATTCGCGAGCTGCACCGGCAGGACCGGGAGTGGGTGGCAGGGATCGGCGGGCGAGTGGATCTGAACGAGGAGAAACAACCGTGAACGAAATCCAGTACACCGTCACCGGGCATCCGGTACGCATGCACGGGGCCGCGTACATCCCGCGCTCCATCCAGGCGTTGCAGACACTGTCGGTCTGGCGTAACGAAAACGCCGCTGCGCCGGACGCATGGCTGCGGGAGGATATCTGCAAGGCCTTCAAATACTGGGTAGGCCTGAAGCTGGGCAACACCCCGGCAGTGGAGATGCTCCCCATCACCGCCGAGATGTGGGTGGAGATCGTGGGCGAAGGGATGAATGAAGAGCAGGACCGCGAGCGGGTGCGGGTGGCGTTTCGCCAGCTGTTCCGCACGGTCAAGTGGTGGCCGCAACCGGCGGACCTGCTGAAGATCCTGCCGAGGCGCCCTTCGACTCCGCTCAGGGACCGGTCGGTGAGCGGAGTCGAACCGCAAACCGACGAGGACCACGCCGCCACATCGGCACGGTTTCAGGATATTTTGGATTCATTGAAATAACCCCTCCCGGCCTCCCCTTATCAGGGGAGGAGCAAAACTTCCCCCCTGACAAGGGGGGATTGAGGGGGGTTGGAGGATACACCATGGCATCACGCGCAAATCTCGCAAAAATTCACATAGCCAAGAAGGAGCTGGGCCTGGACGATGACACCTACCGGGACATCCTGCACGTCCAGTTTAAAAAGCGTTCCAGCGCCGATTTAAGCGACCTTCAATGCACCCGCCTGCTCCAGCATTTTGAAGCCTTGGGTTGGACGCCTCCCATCGCCACAAAACGGAACCATGGCCGCAAGCCGCACCACATGGACAAAAGTGCCCGTCTGGCCAAGATCGAGGCATTGCTGGCCGAGGCGGGTAGATCCTGGGCCTATGCCGACGGCATGGCCCGGCACATGTACAAGGTCGACAGCGTCCAGTTCTGCACCGACGAGCAGCTGCGCGGCATCGTGGCGGCGCTGGTCAAGAACGCCCGGAAGCAGGGCCGTAAAACAAAGTGAGGAGTAAAGAGTGAGGGGTGAGGTTTTGCTCCTCACGTCTGACGCCTCACCCCTCACAATGGAGTTACCATGAACCTGGAACATTACCCCGAAGAGCTGGAAGGTGTGTTCGCCAAGATCAGCGACCTGCTGACAGAGCGCGGCGTGGAGGCGGAACTGGCGGCCGAGGCGGCCTTTGCCATCACCGAATTCATGCGGCGGGAATGGGGCGGCGTGGCGATCTACTTCCGTAAGCCGCATCGAAAAGAGACGGCAGAAAATCCCACCCCCGCGCTGTTCGATGTTCCGGAATCCATCGCCCCGACAGAGCCTGATGCCCGCGACTACCACGCCCTGCTGGCCGCCCGTTGCACCGAGATCCTGACCGGCATGAACATCTACCCAGCACTGGGCCAGACCGTCGCCGACATGGTACGCGACGACTGGACCGGACAGGCGGTGTACGTCAACAAGGGTCTCAAGTGGCAGCTGGCCCGTCGGGATTACGCCATCTGGCGGGAATGGGACGGCAGCTATGCCGTCAAAATGGCGCTGATGAAGCAGAACAACATCAGCGAGGTGCGCTTCTACCAGGTCATCAACGCGGTGCGGAAGAGAGAGTTCAGGAGGACACAGCCGGTGCTGCCGGGAGTGGTGGGAGAGTAGAGGATTGACATCACTTGGACAGTCACTATGGAAACTGCAGCGTCATTTTTCCCAAGCCCCTCCCCCCGAGGGGCTTTTTATTACTGAAACCGTTTAATTTCCCCACAAATCCCACTCTGCTACCTTCAATCCCGCCATGCAGTACCTCTCTCAAGCGGGTCAAGGTTTCCCAAGGGCCTTGACCCGCGCCCAAAGGAGCCCCCATGACGTTCCCCCTGCTGACCCGCCAGGTCGATACCATCGTTATCCACTGCGCCGATACCCCCAACGGCAAATCCTTCACCGCCAAGGACATCGACAGCTGGCACCGCCAGCGCGGCTGGTTTCGCAACGACCAATTCCGCATCCGCCTGGGCTATAACCCCGGCCTGACCTCCATCGGTTATCACTACGTTATCGGCATCACCGGCCAGGTCGAGACCGGCCGCCACCCGAACGAGATCGGCGCCCATGTCGCCGGTCACAACGCCCACAGTATCGGCATCTGCCTGGTGGGCAACGACCGCTTCACCCCGGAGCAGTGGTCCAGCCTGGACTCGCTGATCACGGAAATCGCCAAGATGATCGTCGTCGGGGTCAACCCGGTGAAGAACGTCAAGGTCGTCGGCCATTGCCAGCTGGACACGCACGGCAAGACCTGCCCCAACTTCGACGTGCCGGCCTGGCAGAAACGCGGCCGCGTGCCGGAGACCGGGAACGTGCTGCTGACGGATTAAGCGACAAAACGAAAGGACGTATCCATGAAACGACGCATCGCCATCACCATTTTAGCCGCCCTGCTCTGCGCCTCCGCCGCCTCCGCCGCCGACCAAGGAACCACGGCCCCCTCCTGGATCATGAACAACTCCGGCACTATCTTCGGAGCGCTTTTGGCCATCTCCGAACTCATGGCCCTTATCCCCGCGTTCAAGGGGAACGGCATCCTGGACAGCATCATCAAGGCACTGAAGGCACTGGCCGGCAACAACGACTAGGGTGATTCCATGGCCGACGACATGGACCGCGTCCAGGCGGTGAACGAATGGTGGCAGGAGGAATGCCTGGCGGAACATCGAAGACGTAAGGAGTCAGGAGTGAGGAGTAAGGAGCAAAACCTTACCCCTCACTCCTCACCCCTTACGGTGTGTGAGGATTGCGGCGAGGAGATTCCCGAGAAACGCCGACGGGCCGTCCCCGGCTGCCGGCGCTGCATCGACTGCCAAGAAAAACTTGAAAACCGGAGACCTCTGTGAATTACACCGCCGCCATGTTCTGGCTCAATCTCTGTCTCTGCGTCGTCAACCAGGTTGGCCTTCTCTATGTGTGGTGGAGCAACAGGGAGAAGGTCACCGCCAAACGATTCCAACTCTTGGAACGCCGCCTCGATCTGCTGGAAGCCGACATCAAAGTACGCCAGCCCTGCGGCAACCACGACCGGATGGAGGCAAACGACGTCAAACTTTTCGAGAACCTGGACCGCCTCCATGGCGACATTCGCGAATTGTGCGGAAACGTGAAGGGCATTTCAAAACAACTTGTACTGGTGAATGAACATCTTCTGAACGGAGGGAAATGATGGGCGAGGCATATGATCGGCTGATGACGGAACATCGGCGACTCTCGATTCTGCGAGCGCTGGAGGATCCGCAGATCGGACCCGAGTGCAATGACTCGATCCTGCACGACATCGTGGTCCGGGAATACTGCATCAAGAGTTCACGCGATCAGATCCGGACCGCGTTGACCTGGCTGAAAGACCAGGGACTGATCAGGCTCAAAATCCTGGAAGGGGGCGTCTACATCGGCGGCGCCACCCAAAACGGCAACGACGTGGCGCGCGGCAACACTGTTGTTCCCGGCGTCAAGTTTCCCTCTCCGGAACTGTGATCATGGGTAAACGGGCCGAACTGGAATTGGAAGCGATCCGGCTGTATGCCGAGGGCAAGGAAATTCCCACTATCTCGGAATTGATTAGTGTCTCTCAAAACAGCCTGCGGGAATGGAAAAAACGTGCGGGCAATGAATGGGATGAGGCACGACAGGTCACGCGCACATCGGTTGTTGCCAATACGGAGGATGCACGTTCCCGCGTTCGCCGCTCCCGCGAGATCGCCGCCCAGATCATGGGAGATTCCCGCAGTCAGTCCGATATGGGGCTGGCGCTGAACCAGGCGCTGCAGTCCGGCATCTATGACCTGATCGGCCAGATCCAGACCATCGACATCGACGACGAAGACGCCGTATCCCGCGCCATCGAGCGAGTCAATATGCTGACTCTGTCGCTGGGCCGCCTGGAAACGGCCGCGTTCCGGAATACCAAGAACGAGCAGGAGATCAGGAAGAAGGCCCTGGAGGACGCGGCGAAGGAAGTTGAGAAAACTGCCAAACAGGAAGGGGTCTCGGCGGAGTCGATCATGAAGATCCGTCGCGATGTCCTGATGATGGCTGTATGAAAATAGTTAAGGCCAAGCACATACCGCCCAACCCGGACGGACTTTTCCTCCCCTATCAGGAAAAATGGATTGTCGATCGCAGCCGGCTCAAACTCATGGAGAAATGCCGTCAGATCGGCCTGTCCTGGTCCACCGCCTACGCCGCCGACGAGCGGACCGCCGAAGCCGGAGCCAAGTGGGATCAATGGATTTCCAGCCGTGACGATCTCCAGGCGCGCCTGGTCATCGAAGACTGCAAGATGTTCGCTAAGATCCTACAGATCGCCGCCGATGATTTGGGCGAGCGGGTCATCGACGAAGAGCGCAAGATTTCTGCCTATGTGCTGCACTTCGCCAACGGTCGACGGATTCACTCCATGAGTTCCAACCCCGACGCCCAGGCCGGAAAGCGCGGCGGACGTATCCTGGACGAATTCGCCCTTCACCCCGATCCGCGCAAGCTCTGGTCCATCGCCTATCCCGGCATCACTTGGGGCGGCAACATGGAAGTCATCTCCACCCATCGCGGCAGCAACAACTTCTTCAATCTGCTGATCCGGGAGATCCGCGAGCACGGCAACCCCAAGAAGATCAGCCTGCACCGGGTCACCCTCCAGGACGCGCTCGACCAGGGATTCCTGTTCAAGCTGCAGCAGAAACTGCCCGCAGACCACGAAGTCCAGGAGATGGTTGAAAGTGACTATTTCAACTTCATCAAGGGAGGCTGCGCCGACGAGGAATCCTTCCTCCAGGAATACATGTGCGTCCCGGCCGACGACGCCATCGCCTTTCTGGAATACGACCTGATCGCCAGCTGCGAGTACGGCAACCAGGACACATGGGAAATCAATCCAGTCCTGACCAAACCCCAGGGCCGGCTCTTCGCCGGGGTCGATATAGGCCGCAAGAAAGACCTGACCGTCCTCTGGCTGCTGGAACTGCTGGGAGATGTGCTCTACACCCGCATGGTGATCGAGCTGCGCAACATGACCAAAGGCCAGCAGGAGGACATCATCTGGCCGGTTATCGCCCACTGCGACCGGACCTGTTTCGACGCCACTGGCCTGGGGATCGGCTGGGCGGACGATGCTCAGAAAAAATTCGGGACCTATCGCATCGAGCCGGTTACGTTTTCGGCGCGGGTCAAGGAAGAGCTGGCCTACCCGGTCCGCGGCAGGATGGAGGACAAAAAACTCCGCATTCCCTTCAAACCGGAGATTCGCGCCGATCTGAGGGCGGTGACCAAGGAAACCACCGCCGCCGGCAACATTCGTTTCACTGCCGAGCGGAGCGAAAACGGCCATGCCGACCGTTTCTGGGCGCTGGCCCTGGCGATCCATGCGGCAGGGACCGACGCCGGTCCTGCCTGGGCAGGCTCCCGATCCACCACCAACCAGCGTGACTCCTATGCCGGCTACGGCACAGGCACAGCCAAAGACCTCCTCCAAGGATACTGACGATGAGAAACGGCCTTTACCTGCCCGACGGCAGCTTCATGCGCTTCGCGGATGCCTCCTCCGGTTCACTCTCCCAGGAGATCGCCGTCCGCTCACGGTCCATAGACTACTACGGCATCGGCAACATATACCTGCCCAACCCCGACCCGGTCCTGAAAGCCCAGGGCAAGGACATTCAGGTCTACACCGATCTGCTGGTGGACGACCGGGTCGGCGGCGGGGCCATCAACCGCGTCGCCGCCGTCAAGAGCCTGGTCTGGAAGATCGAGCGCGGACAGGCCAGCGCACGCCAGCACAAAGCCCTCCAGACGCTGTTTGCCGGTTACGACATGGACGCCATCTTCGAAGCGATCGTCAAGGGGGCTCGGGGGTACGGCTACAGCCCGATCGAGCTGATCTGGGGATTGCGCGACGGGCTCTCCCTGCCGCTCTCTCTGACGGGCAAGCCTCAACGCTGGTTCGTTTACGACCAGGATAACAGGTTGCGCTTCTGCTCCCGCGAGAAGCTGCTGGAAGGCGAGGAACTGCCTCCCCGTACCTTCATCTGTCCCACCAACGAGGCCAGCTACGACAACCCCTACGGCGTCGGCCTGCTCAGCCGCTGCTTCTGGCCGGTGGTCTTCAAGAAAGGGGGGTGGCGCTTCTGGATCAAATTCAGCGAGAAGTTCGGCCAGGTCTGGCCGGTGGGCAAGCTGCCCCGCTCCGCCACTCCGGAGCAGCGGAGCGACCTGCTGGAGGTCCTGTCGCAGATGATCTCCGACGGCGTTGCCGTGATCCCGGATGACGGCTCGGTCGATTTTCTGGAGTCCGGATCAAAGGGCGCCACGTCGGACATGTACAACGGCATTATCGCCCAGGCCAACTCGGCCATCAGCACCATCTGGCATGGTCACGCCGGTGCGGGAGAATCCACCAGCGGCAAGCTGGGGCAGGACGAAACCGCCCTCGTAGTCCGCGACGACCTGCGGGATGACGACGCCAACCTGATCTGCCGTACCCTGCAGCAGGTCATCAACTGGATTTTCGAAGTCAACTGGGGCTCGTCGGAAAGCGCCTGTACCTTCGTATTGACCCCGCGCGAACAGATCGACACCACCCAGTCGGAGCGGGACGTGAACCTCAGCAACACCCTGGAGCGCAGCGGTTTGAAACTGAGCCGCGACTACTTCATGCGGACTTACGGCCTGGAGGATGGCGACATCGAGGATCAACCCACACCGCCCACTCCGGTGCCGCGCGTAGGACCGCAGTCACCGGTCAAGGCCACGCAGTACTCCGAGCCGGTACAGACCGAAAGCCAGGCCGCCATCGACTCCTTCCTGGCCTCCTTCTCCAACGACGATCTTCAACGGGAAATGAATGGGGTATTGATGCCGGTTGTAAGGGGTATTAAAGAGATCGGCGATTTTGACGGGGCAATGGAGAAGCTGAGCGAATCCTATCCCGCCATGGATACGACACAGATGCAGGAGCTGCTGACACAGATGATCTTCACCGCCGAGCTGGCGGGGAGAATAGACAAATCAACCAACTAACCAACAAACAAACAGAATGCCCAATCTCGACCTGACATACCTCTTCGGCCTGGCTCCTGAAAAAGCCATCGAATACCTGACGTCCAAGGGTTACGCCATCACCTGGGACTGGCACGAGATGCTGGACGCGGCCCACGCCAAAGCCTTTACCGTGGCCAAGGTGATGAAGGTGGATATCTTGGACGATATTCAGGCCGAGCTGCAAAAAGGGCTGGACGACGGCATCTCGTTTGCCGAGTTCAAGAAGAACCTGATCCCCCGGCTCAAGGCCAAGGGGTGGTGGGGCGAGATCGTGAACGAAGCCACCGGCGAGGTGGCCAACGTGGGACCGTGGCGGCTGCGGACGATCTTCGACGCCAACGTGCAGACCGCCTACATGGTGGGGCATTACCAGCAGGCGATCCAGAACACGGCCGACCGCCCCTGGTGGATGTATGTTGCGGTGATGGACAAGCGCACCCGCCCGGCCCACGCGGCGCTGAACGGCCTGGTATTCCGCTATGATGACCCCTTCTGGGATAGTCACTTCCCCCCCAACGGGTTCAGGTGCAGATGTTCGGTGCGCTTTCTGGACGACGAGGGGATGAAGGGGCGGCCGGGGGCACTGCGCTCCACCAAGGGGCCGGATGCCAACGCCAGGCTGGATCAGGTGGAGAAGCCGCTGGACAAGGCCGGGATGAAGACGACCCAGGTCACGGCGGTGAAGACAAAGGGGCTGGACGGTCGGACCGTGGCCATGGCCCCGGACGCCGGGTGGAATTACAATCCAGGGAAGGCGGGCGCCAGGAACCTGGACGAGCTGCTGGAGCGCAAGGTGAAAAATCTGCCGCCGCAGTTGGCGGAGCAGGTGCGGAAGGATACGCCGCAACCGCGCGGGCTCGCCCAGCGGCACGATGTCAAGGATTATGCTTCGCTGGGCGGTTTGATGAAGGAATACGCCGGTCAGAATCCGGAGGCGTTCTGCAACGGCTATCGCTCCATCGAGGAGACAGACGGGCCATACTTCATGGCGACCCGCCCGATATTCGGGGAATTCCTGGTGTCGAAACGAACCTTCGTAAAGAGCGGTAATTTCGAACCTTCAAAGAATCTGCTGGGCGCACTGCAAAACATCAGGCACGGTAAAGAGTTGACGTTCAATGAAGAGTACGCGCTGGAATCGTTGTGGCACGAGATCAACCACAACCGGGCCAAGGGGTTCTGGCCGCTGAAAAACCAATCCGCGAACCGCTGCATGGAAACGCTGAACCAGTTCGTGTCGCGGCACACCTACCCGGAGTTCATGCAATCGCTGGGGGGGACGGCCAGGCATCAGGCGGACGTGCTGGCCAAGGGGTATGGCTACAACACTTGGGTGGAAAACTTCAGGGCACTGCTGGAAGTGGTGGGACTGGACGAGAAGGCGCACCTTCCGGAGTTCGAGAAAATTCTGTTTGAACAGTCCCACTCCAAGCTGAAGGACAATCTGGCGAAGTATATCAGTAAGGCGAGCGGTAAGAAGAAGAAAGAAATTGCGTGGTGCTTGGATAAATTGAATACGCTGGGATATAAGGCGGGAGTGAAAGTGCTCTTTAATCCTATTCCAGACAGTCCTTGAGCTGAACGTCGGACCGGTATTGAGGGTCGGTGATTTTGTCGAGGTACTTGCCGGCGGTCGCCATGTCGCCGCGAATCTCATAGAGCCAGTATATTTCGGCGTAGAGAGAATCAGCTGTTTGCCACATCATATGGTTTTCCCTGGTGACAGTTTCGCCGCAAATATTTTCCAGCTCTTCCCGCGTGGGGTTATGGTCAAAGATGGTTTCCATGACTCTAAATTATAGGCTGCTTAATAAAGAATGCAAGGGGAAATCCCAACCCCTCCAAACCTCCCCTTGTCAGGGGAGGCTTAAAGGCTTCCCCCCTGATAAGGGGGGACTGAGGGGGGTTGGTTTCAGGGGCTGCGCCACCGGTATAAACGCCACCGTTGGGTTCGTGCCTCACCACAACCTACGGCTACTGCTGAAACCTTTGGGAGAATTGACTACATGTCCGACCTGATCGAATGCCGCATCGATGACCGCGAGGTGACCCGCACCCTGGAGCGCCTGGCGCGGAAGGTGGCCGACCTCTCCCCGGTCATGCGCGAGATCTCCGGCGTCATGCTGGACGCCGTGCATGACAACTTCGCCACCGAGGGGAGCCGCACCGGCAACCCGTGGAAGAAGTCCAAACGATCCATCCGTGACGCCGGGCAGACTCTCCAGGACACCCAACGCCTCTACCGTTCCATTCAGGCCCACTCCGACGCGCACGGCGCCGTGGTGGGGACCAACGTGGCCTATGCCGCCGCCCACCACTTCGGCGTCAACAAGACCGTCACCGCCCGGGTCGCCGCCCACCGCCGCAAGGTGAAGAGCCGCGATCAGAAGCAGGGGAGGAAGAAGAGCGCCTCTGGCGTCGCCTTCGTCCGCGCCCACAGTCGCACCATGAAGCTGAACCTCCCCGCCCGCCCCTTCCTGGTCTTGGCCGACGACGACACGAGACGGATCGTGGAACGGATGCGACGGTATCTGGAGTAAAACCGAAAATAACGCCCTGTCGCGCCTCTTCCTCCCCCAACCCACCCTACCCCATAGGCTATCCCCCGTTATGGCCGTGAGCGAAGAGTTAAATGGCAGTTAAATGCTATTGCTGGATCAGTGAGGGGTGAGGAGTAAAAGGTGTGGGGCAAGTCCTCACGTTTTACTCCTCACTCCTCACCGTGTTTTATATAAACCTCTTTATTATCCCCTCCCCCTTCCCCCTGCTATGGTCTCCGGAAACGAATAACGATAACGGAGGATCTGATGGACTGGGACAAGGTCTTTACCGCCGGCTGGCATACCGATTCTCGCGGCAACAAACGGGAATGGACAAAGGACGATCTTGACCGGATCGTGACCTCGTTCGACCCATCGTTTCATGAACCCCCTCTGGTGATAGGCCACCCTTCCGATAACGCCCCGGCCTTCGGCTGGATCGATGGCATCAAGCGGGTCGGCAACGATCTGTTTGTCAGGTATCGCGACGTTGCGGCCGAGTTCAAGGAATGGACGGACAAGAAGCTTTTCAAGAAGAAGTCGATTGCGGTCTATCCGGACGGCAGCCTGCGCCACGTGGGCTACCTGGGCGCCATGCCGCCAGCCATCAAGGGACTGCCCGACTTCGCCTTTCAGGACAACGGCCGTGAAGCCGTTTTTTACGATTGGGAAGATATGACCGTGGCTGGTCTGTTCCGGCGAATGCGGGAATGGATCATCGGCAAATTCGGCCAGGACGAAGCGGATCGAATCCTGCCTGACTACGAAATAACCAACCTGCAAACCTCCGCGGCCATGCCGGATGCGGAGGAAACCGTTATGGGCGCGCGCCCGCAATTCAAGGAGGACTCCAGTATGAAAGCCGAAGAAGTGCAGCAGATGATTACCGATGCCATAGCCGTCCAGTCGCGGCAGTTCGCCGAACAAATTAAAGGGCTCTCCGAGAATATCAAGGGCCTTGGAACCCAGTTCGGAGAGTTGCAAACCACCCTGGATGCTGATCGCCAGACCGGACTCAAGCGCGAGTTCGCCGAGTTTCTGAATACCCCCGAAATGCAGAAGCGCATCCCCGAGGGAGGCCGCGAGGCCACCATCAGCCACTTGGTGACCCTTACCGATGCTCCAGCTGTTGAGTTCGGCGAGGGAGACCTAAAGCGGACCGTCAGCGCGGTGGAGCATTACAAGGAGTCGCTCCGGAAACTGCCCGAGATCGTCGTCTTCGGTGAGCACGCAACCAAAGAACGAGCAGGCAAGACCGGCGCTACCGAACAGGTGAAGGAGCAGGCCATCGCCGAGTTCATGGAAAAAAACGAGGGAACTACCTACAAACAGGCGCTCCTGGAAGTCAGCAGACAGAAACCGGAACTGTTCGCCTGATTCATACACCACCATAACGCAAGGAGACATACAGTATGATGGGAGCAACCAGCGGAATTGAAAAATCGGTCAAATGCACGGCGGCGGTGGCGGCCTTCACCCTGGCCAAGTTTGGCGCCGACGACGATACCCTCTCCACGGCCAGTGCCTCCAGCGACGACATCATCGGCGTGTTTCAGCACGCAACCAGCTCCGCGAGTGAGGAAGTGAGAGTCATGCTGACCGGCATCAGCCGGGTCAAACTGGGGGGCACGGTAGCCCGGGGCGGCTGGATTACCAGCGACGCCAGCGGCCAAGGGGTAGCTATCGGCTCCACGGCCGGCACCAACTACAGTGCTCTGGGGCGCGCCCTGGCATCTGGTGTGTCCGGCGACATCATTCCGGTCCTGCTGGAAGTGGGCCGTCCCCAGGGGTAAGCAGGTAACGACAAAAGGAGAAAGAGATGCCTGAAGCGAGAACACTACACACTGACAGCAACCTGACCAATCTGTCGATCAGATACCGAAACGAGGCCATGATCTGGCCGGCGGTCATGCCGATCATCAAGGTCAATAAACGCAGCGACAAGTATAACGTCTACAACAAGGCCGACAGCTACACTCTGGCCAACGATGCGATCGGCCCCAAGTCGCTCCCCAACGAAGTGGATTGGGGCGTATCCAGCGGGAACTACTCGGTCAAGGATCACGCCCTCTCCGACTGGGTTCCCCAGGAAGAGATCGACAACGCCGATACCCCGCTCCAGCCGGAAGTGGACAGCGTGGAATTCCTTAATCTGCTCCTGGACATTGCCCAGGAAAAGCGGGTCTGCGACATCTTTAATACATCATCCAATTTTTCTCAGAAGACCACCCTTTCCGGCACCAGTCAGTGGGGACAAAGCGCCGACGACCCGGTGGGCAACCTCCTGACCGCCGTCGAGGGATGCTTCATCCGCGCCAACACCCTGGTCTTCGGCGCCGATGCCTGGGTGATCTTCCGTAAGCTCCCCGAAGTCCTGGATGCTGTCAAGGGCACCGTGGGCAGCGCTCCCCGCGGCGGCCTGGCCTCGACTACCGAGGTTGCCCAGCTCCTGGAGGTAGAGAGGGTTATCGTGGGGCGTGGTCGCTACAACGCAGCCAAGGAAGGGCAGACCGCATCATACAGCCGTCTCTGGGGCAAGCACTGCTGGGCGCTCTATGTCGACCCCAACCCCAGCGTTAAGAGCATCACCTTCGGCGGTACTTTCGTAGAAATGAACCGCAACGTGCAGCGCGACTTCGACCAGAAGCGCGGCATCAAGGGGGCCCACTTCTTCAAAACCGCCTGGAATTCGGACGAGAAGATCATCGCATCCGATGTGGGCTACATGCTGGAGAACGTGGTGCCCTAACGACGGTTACTGGTTGGCCGGTTCGTGGTTCATACTGGTAAGCCATGAACCACGAACCTTGAACAGACATGAAAGGAGCCTTTATGCCCACATACAACGTACTCAGCCATCTGCTCCATGATGGTGCAGCCTACAATCCCGGCGATACCGTGGAAATGACCGACGAACAGGCGTCCCCCCTGCGGTCCGTCGGCGTCGTCGGTGAGGCCGCAAGCGAGGTGGAACATACCGATGACGAGCTGATCGAGAAAATCAAGGCAGCTGCAACCGTGGCCGACATCGACGCCCTCGTCGGCAAGATCAAGCGCAAGCCGGTTATCGAGGCGGCCCGGGTGCGCATGGGCGAACTGACTCAGGCATAACCCATGCCCTACTGCACCCTTGACAGCATCGAGGCCCCCGAAAAGGACCTGATCGAGCTGACCGACGACGCCGGAATCGGCGTGATCGACCAAGCCGTGGTGGATAAGGCTATCGCCCACGCGGACGAATTGATAGACGGCTATCTGCGGGGGAGATACCCGCTTCCTCTCAACCCTGTCCCAGGTCTGATCGCCGCTCTGTCCGCCGACATCAGCCTTTACCGCCTCTACGGCCGCCGGCCGCGTCTGTCGATACCGGAATCGCTGTCGGACAAGTACAAGAACGCTCTGAAACTTTTGGACAATATCCAGAAGGGACAGATCACCCTGGGGATCGGCGGGGTTCCGGAACAGGAGATCCCGGCTCCGGCTGCCTCGCTGGTTAAAACACCGACCAGGATTTTCAACGACGATCTACTAGACACCTACTGAACCATGCTCAATGAAATTGAAGACAATACCGTCACCCTTTTAACCAGCAAACTGGAGAGCGCGCGAGTGATCGGCGTGCAGAAGGGAACGGCGGGCATCGCCCAGCCGGCGGTGTACGCCTCGGCCGAGTCCGGGACGTTCGAGAAGGTCACCCAGGCCATCTGGCGCCACAACGTGACGCTCTACGTGGACATCATCTTCTCCAACCTCCGGGACCAGCGGAGCCGACGGGAGGGGATCAATCTGATTCTGGAGGGAGTGGCGGGGCTGCTGCTGCTCAACAGTCTGGGGCTGAAGATCGAGCCGATCAAGCCCAAGGGGTGGAAGAACACCACATCCCCGGAGATGGACGAGCTGGGGCTAATCGCCTACTCCCTGGAGTTGACGACCTCCTACACCCTAACCCGTCTGAATGACGAAACGGCCGGGGAGCTATTGAAGGTGGGGTTGAACTACTATTTAACGCCGGGTGACGACGCAGTTGATGCGTCGGATCTGGTGGGGATGGAGGGACCGTGAGTCTCAAACTCGCCAAGAACAACGCGCCCACCTACGACTACTTTTCCGAAGGGGATGGCAGCGACCCCATCAGCGTCAGTGGAACGGTCAATGGCTCCGGCGGCACGGTGGACTCGTCCACGGTCACCATGTACCTGATCGCCACCACCTACCGCTACACCGGTATTTCCCTATCGGTGATCAACGAGCAGACCGGTATCGACTGGAAACTGTCGCTGGACAACGTCACCTTCGCCGACACCAGAAACCCGGCCGACATGAACGCGCTTTCGGCCGATGCGGTCATTCCCGTTTACGCTAAGGCGGTCATCACCAACGACGGCGGCGGAAGCCAACCGGCCACCGGCATCTACACCACTCCGGACATCCGGATTCAGGCCACCGAAAACCCGGTATAGGAGAACGCCATGGGGGACAACATAACCATCACGCCCGGCACGGGCGCAACCATAGCCGCCGACGAGGTCAACGGCGCCCTGGTACAGCGGGTCAAGCCATGTGTGGGCGACGATGGAGTGGCCCAGGACGTGAGCCAGGACAACCCCATGCCGGTACAGCTCGCCGACGTGATGGTGGCCTTGTTGGCGGCAATCGAACGTCTAAACACCCCCATGTGGGTCGATCCCGTGTCATCCAGGGTGCGGGTGAACATGGAGTACGGACTGGGCAGCAACCTCACGCTAGCCGTGACCACCGGGAGCACAAGCACTCTTGGATATCTAGGAGGCACCACCCCCACGAACACTATCGTTGCTGACGCTATGATGAACTGTTGGTCGAACACGGTACGGAGGTGCATCACATGAGGGTAGTCGACACATCTGGCATCGAAGCAGAGGCAATTCAGCTCGAAGGCCCTACCATTCTGGGGATTGAGGGTGGAGACGCCTGTATATCAGAGGGTGAGTGGGCCATCTACTATCCAGGCGTGAAGCCTCTTCCCGTCACGCAAGAGCAGTTTGAAGCACGGTTCAAGGAGCTGTAATGGCGACGACCTTCGGATTCAAGGACATCATCGATCTTCCCCAGTGGCGGCCCAACGCCCCTCTTCTTGCTTCCGCCGTCGCCGGATGCTCGTTCGCCTACGACATGAGGAACGACGCGTCTCGTCACCCCTACTTGTACTGGCTCCGTTCCGCGACGGCGCTCGATCTGTACGACCCCACCACCGACGGGTGGGTGCCGCTTGCGTCCCCCACCCTGGCCGGCACCTTCGGCGCCGGCGCGTGCGCGGTGTTCCACCCCTCCCAGGGTCCCCGCGGGACGCTGGCGGCTGGGTCGACCACTACCTCGATAACGCTCACAACTGCATTGCCCGCGGCAGTAGCGACCAATCAACTGGCCAACCGAGGCGACGGTGTAGGGTTCAAAATAAGAATCCTGGGCAACGCTACAGGCTCATCCGGCAAGGTCGAAGAGCACGTCATTGTGGGGAACACAGCCGGGACCACTCCGACGATCTACCTGGATTCCGCCCTCTCGTTCACGCCCCTCTCCGGGGACGGGTACGAGATCCTGTCCGGTCGCGTCTTCATGCTGTCTGCCGGCACTCTCGCATCGGGAGTCTGGAAATACTACGACGTGGCGACCAACAGCTATTCGGCCGCCCTGGGGTATACCAACCTGCCGGCCACCATCGGCACCGAATCCGCCATGGTAGCACTTTCCGAACTGTACGTGCCGAATGACAAGGCTCCCGGCGGAGGTTATTTCGGCAGCATCACGGCGTCCGCGTCAAGTTCTACCAGTATCACCGGCAGTGGGCTTCCCTCGCTGTTCGCCGATGAGTACCGTAATTTCCAGGTGCGCATCGTGCAGGACACGGTGACTCCCACGGCGGTTGGACAGCGCCGGCGAATCACCACCCACACCTCCGGGGCCTCGCCGGTCTTCACGGTCGCCGCATGGACGGTAACGCCCAGTTCCAGCGCCGTGTTCGTTGTGGAAAACGACGACGACAAGGTTTTGCTGCGGACATCTTCCAGCGCCAACGTCTACACCTACAACATCACGGCGGCCACGTGGGACACCACCACCTTCGGAGCGTCCGGCTCCGCGGTGGGTGCGGGGACGTGCTTTATGATGCCGTTCGGGGTAACTCGCGACAGTACCGGATCATTCAGACATTCCAAGATGCTCTGCATCAGGGGCGGCGGTTCGGCTGCCATCGATGAGCTGGACATAGCGGCCGCAACTACCGGAACCTGGGCCTCGGATATCGTCTACGGCGCCAAGGCCCAGACCTTCACAACCGGCACCTGCGCGACCTATGGGCCGGTGACCAGGGGTGGACGCTTGTGGCACATCAATGTCAACGGCGGCCAGACTACCGCCCGATTCGATGCTCGTAACCGCGTGATGGACGCGGAGACATACATCCGCTACCCCCAGGGCACGGCCCACGCGGGGGAGCGGATGGCTATCGCCCCGTTTGTCGATGGCACGGACAAGCTGGGATTCGTCTATATGGCAACGACCGCCGGGGCGCCGCTGTTTTCCCTGGCGATTCAGAGGTGATCCGTGTCGCTGCTGCTCCTCTTCAATCGTTCCTCCGTTGGAACAGTGGTCGATACCACCCACGACCTCTGGGCCGGAGTAGCCACCATCCGGACTGGGAGCTACGACCTCTCCGCCCGGATGGGAACCGCCCTGATCCGTGTCGCCGACAGCCTGGTAGCAGTCTCCCGATCCGTTGCCACGCCACAAGATACCAGGGTCACGGCAGCGTCGGCGATCTCGGGGAAAGCCGACGCCCAGGCGATCATCGCCAACGCCATCGGCATCCTGATCGACACCCAAGCGGTCATAGCCAGCGCGGCCTATGCGTTGGATCAGGATACCCGGCTGCTTGTCGCCGGCCGGATCACTCGCGCCTCAGATCTCCTAACCGCCATTTCCCGGACCCTGGCCACGGATCAGGATACCGAGACCATCATCGCGCTGGCCGGCCAGGCAGCGCTGGTAGTGTATTCACTGGCTGCCGAAACCAGACAGTTCGCACTGTCCGACGAGGTCAGACTTCGCACTCCGGCCACCGAGCAACGGCTCATGGCCTGTCCGGATGAGTGGAGGCTGTTCCTTCAACCACCGGAACAACGGATCTTTGAGGCCTGATTCATGTTCACATTCTCAAAACAACCGGGCGAGACCATCGCCGATATCGGCATCGATTTCACCACCAGGTTCCCCTCCGGAGCGACCATCGTCAGCCACACTGTCACCTGCGCAACCGAGGGTATCGTGGTTTCCAGTCGGGTCAACGGCATGCAGGTGCTGGCAACGCTCACCGGTGGGGAAGATGGCCAGCGCTACAAGATCGAATACAGTGCCACCGGCTCTAACGGTTCAATCAGGATGGCGGAAATTATGCTTACCATAAAAGAATTATAGAGAGGTCTCACGACATAAAGCGCTTTACTGTCAACATGTTGTCCCCTTTGCTAAGGTCGTCCGAAACAGGACGACCTTTTTTCGTTTTAAAGGAGCCATGAATGATCGTTCAAACAACTCCGGGCGTGAAATGCCCGATGGAGAACAACCCCAGGGAATACATCACGGACGCCGAACCGGTGGAGGTGCCGGACACGGCCTACTACCGCCGGCTGGTGGCTGACGGCAGCCTGGTGGAAATCCCCCCCGCCCCCCCTTTCGTAAAGGGGGGAGGCAAAGCCAAAGGAGGTGACGCCTGATGGCCAGCAAGAACATCAGCTTTGACAGTATCCCCAGCAGTATCCGCAAACCGGGCAAATACTTCGAATTCAATACCCGCCTGGCGGTGCGGACCCTGCCCAACAACAAGCAGCGCATGCTGATCGTGGCCCAGCGGCTGACCGCCGGGAGCGTGGCGGCCCTCGTGCCCACCACGGTCTTCAGCGACAGCCAGGCGGCGGATTACTTCGGCTCCGGCTCCCTGGCGCACCTGATGTGCCGGGCCGCCATCAAGGCCAATCCCTACCTGGATCTGACCGTGTGCGCCCTGGACGACGGCGCCGGGGTGGCGGCCACCGGCACCATCACCATCGCCAACGCCGCCACCTCCAGCGGCACGCTCAAGCTGTATATCGGCAGCCGCTACGTGGAGATCGCCATCGCCTCGGGCGATGCGGCCACGGCAGTGGCCACGGCGCTCAATACCGCCATCGGCGCCGTTGCCGACCTGCCGGTAACCGCCTCGGCCAACGCGGCAGTGGTGACCCTGACCGCCCGCAACAAGGGGACCATCGGCAACCAGATCGACGTGGTGGCCGACGTGACCGCCAAGGGTACCACGGCCACGGTGGTGGCCATGGCTAGCGGCACCATCGACCCGGACGTCTCCACGGCCCTGGCCAAGGTGTACGGCTCCCAGTACGACATCATCGTCACCCCCTACAACGACCAGACCAGCATCGGGGCGCTGAAGACTCACCTGGACGGTGTCAGCGGCGCGCTGGAGCAGCGCCCGGGCTGCGGGGTCTACGCCCAGGACGTGGCCCTGGCCACCGCCACCACCTTGGCCGGACAGATCAACAGCGGCCGGATCGTGGCCGCCTACCTGCGGGGGACGAAGAGCGTCAGCTTCGAGATCGCGGCAGCCTTTGGGGCGGTGATGGCATACGAGGAGGATCCGGCCCGACCGCTGAACACCCTGGCCTTGACCGGCATCGCCGCTCCCTCCATCGACCAGCGTTTGAGCCGAACCGAACAGGAGAACTGCCTGGCCAACGGCGTCACCCCGCTGGAGGTGGGACCGGGCGAGGTGGTGCAGATCGTGCGGGCCATCAGCACCTACACCAAGGACGCCAACAACATCGCCGACGTGTCCCTTCTGGATATCACCACCATCCGCACCCTGGACTACGTGCGCAAGGCGTGCCGCGAGCGGATCTCCCTGCGTTTCCCCCGGGAGAAGCTCTCCAGCAAGACCCCGCCCAAGGTCAGGAGCGAACTCCTGGACGTGCTGAAGAAACTGGAGGAACTGGAGATCGTGGAGGAAGTGGACGCCAACAAGGACGGCCTGCTGGTGGAACGGGATCTCCAGGACGCCAACCGGCTGAATGCCAAGATCCCCACCGACGTGGTCAATGGTCTGCACGTGTTCGCAGGCAGGATCGATTTGCTGCTGTAAACGGCTAAGGGTGAGGAGTGAAACGTGAAGGGTGAGGAGTAAAACCTCACCCTTCACCCCTCACTCTTCACGAATGAAAGGAGTTTTCATGAGTGAATACGTTTCCGCCGTGACCCTGGAGGTGAACGGCCAGGAAATTACCGATTTCAAGAGCGTCACCGAAGGTAGCCGCACCCTGCGCAAGCAGGTCAACCTGATGAACAAGACCGGTCACACCAACGTCACCCCCCGCTTCACCGCGGATGTGGAGTACGTGGTGCCGAAAGACGCCAGCGAGTTCGATTTCGACAGCGTGGTGGGGGGCACACTGACCATCGATAAGGGGAACGGCGTGCGGGTGCAGTACGGCGGCGTGGCCTGCCTGGAGGTGGGAGAGACCAAGTACGACGGAGACAACGAGGCGACACGGCAGATCAAGTTCTCGGCCGAGACCAGGACGGAGGGGTAAGGGATGAACCTGGAACAGCTGAAGGCGGGGGTGAATAACTCGAAAGATGTGAGCTTGTGCGGCGGTTTATTCCGGTTGCGGGTTCTGTCGGAAGCGGAGCTACTCCAATGCCGGGCCGATGCCCTGAAAGACGCGGTACGCACCGGGCAGGACGATGAAGGCACTATGGTAACTCAAGTGCTGCGGCAACTGTATCTGGCGCTGGACGATGGAGAAGGGAAACGCCCGGCGGCTTCATTTGGGCAGTTCACACGCCTGATTACCAGGGCCGAGCGGGAATACCTGGTGGATGAATATCTGTCCCTGGAGCGGGAATGTTCGCCGGCTCTGGAAACCATGACCGAGGATGAATTCAACGGCATCCTGGATGGGGTAAAAAAAAGCCCGGATTTGTTCTTGAATGTCTCAAATACAGACTTGTTGAGAAGGCTGGCAAGGTATTTGGAAAACCTGCCACCGAGCTGACCAGCGGGCAGTGGCTGTACCTGCTGCTGATGGAGAAGGCTGACCGCGAGCCGGACCGGACCGATCCCCCGGGCGAGAAAACCTATCTGGTGATGCGGTAGCAGAAGAACAGGAAGGCAAAGGGGATTGCAGCCAGGGCAATGCCGGCGGCCGTGAACCCGCTGGCAAGAAGCGAAGCAGCACAGATCCAGCAGACGGCGACGCATACGCCCGACCAGCCGAGCAGGCCGGAAGCGCCCCAGAGGAGCATGGCCATGGGAATGATAATGACGAGGTATTGCATGCCATACAGCGTAGCGGGAAGGGGCTGAAATGTCAAACATGGCGCTGATGCTGGCACTGGCGGTGACGGGGACCGCTCAGGCCGGACGCGATCTGCGTTCCTTCTCCGATACCGGTGTCAGGTCGGCCAACCGCATGGCATCGGCCTGGAAACGCGGCGGCAACATCATGTCCGATTCCATGAGGGGCATGGCCAAGGCGGCGGCCATGGTGGGCGGTTTCAGCGCGATAAGGAGCATCATCGCCGATGTGGCCGAGTTCGACAAGGGATTGTCGGAACTGCGCCAGACCGGCCAGATCAGCGCCAGGGTACTGGCAGGTATCCGCAAGGATATCCTGGGGAGCGCGAGAGAGGTGCTGCAACTGCCCGAGGCCCAGCTGGCCGCCTATCAGCAGATGGTGGCCGCCGGTCTCGATCCCTCGCTGGTACAGGCCAACATGAAGGCGCTCTCCATCGCCGCGTCCGGGTCCTTCTCCGATCTGAACGACATGGCCTCCACAGCCATCGATCTGATCCAGAAGATGAACATCAGGCCCGAGGGGATGTCCCAGGCCCTGGACAGCATGATCATGGGCTCGCGCCTGGGTAAGTTCGAGATGAAGGATATGGCCCGTTACATCCCCAAGGTAGCATCCGACATGCAGCGTTTCGGCATCGTCGGCCAGCGCGGCGTGGCCCAGATGACCGCCATGCTGCAAGTGGCCCGGATGAACACGGCCCTGCCGGAGGAAGCCGCCACCAATTTACAGAACTTCTTCGGCCATATCGTCATGTACTCCAAGGACATGAAGAAACATCTGGGTATCAATATCCTGGATTACTTCGATTTCAAGAGCGGCAAGCTGAAGGCGGGCAAGGAGATCGAGGATTTCTTCCAGGAGATCATCGCCAAGTCCGGCGGATCGATGATGAAGCTGGAGGCGGCGGGCATCCGCGATATCCAGGCCAAGGCGTTTATCCAGGCCATGATGCAGAACTATAGGGAATATGAACTCATCCGCGACAAGGCGCTGAATGACGGAGGGGGTGCTGCGAAGCGCTCGTTCGACGAGGTGCAGGGTGATACCTGGGCGCAGTTGAAAAAATCGGAGATCGATCGGTCGACGGCGCTCAAGAGCGAGCCGGCGGCAAAAGGGGCCGCTGCTGCTTCCGGGGCGCTGTCCTCTGTTACCGGTTGGGCTGTGAACCATCCGGTCAAGGCCGCGCTGGCTGCCGTCAGCATGGTCGCCGGCGGTTACGGCCTAGTGCGCATGGCGAAGGGATTCATGGCGGGCAGGGGCGGCGACGTGGGTAATGCCATCAGCGGGGCGCTGGGGGGTGGGGGAACACCTCTTCCCGTATTCGTGACCAATTGGCCCGGCGGGGGCGCTTCCCGATCGATTCCCGGCGGCGGTGGACCATTCAACCCCACGGAATGGGGGGGAAGCGCCCGGTCAGCCGGACAGGCAACTACCACGGTGGCCAGAACGGTGGCCAGCAAGATTATGCCCTTTATTAAAACAGTCGGAGCGTTGGCCATGGCGGCGCCTCTGGAGGTTGCGGCATCCGCTGCTGGTGGCTATGCCATAGGGTCGGTAATCGAGAAGAAGTTCATCAAGGGGGCTATCGGTGAGGCGCTCTACGACCTGATCCATGGGACCGAGCGTAAAAGCGATCTTAAAACCGAACTTAAAAACGACATCAGGATCGAACTCAACATCGACGGATCACAGCGAGTCATGTCCGCGACCCCCGGCATGAATAACAGAATCAGCGTCATGAAGCGCGGCTCGTTCTTCGACGCCATGACCACCACGGCGGGGATGGGGTATTAACGGTGAAGAGTGAGACGTGAGGAGTGAGGAGTGAGGAGCGCAAACTCACCCCTTACCCTTTACTCCTCACGGAAAAAACAATGGCTGATACCTACTTCGCATACCTGGACAATACCCGGCTGGAGATGGAGACCATCGACGATACGTTCGAGAAGTCCATCGTGCGGCACGAGTTCCCCTTCCGGGACGGGGCGCTGCTGGAGGATATGGGACAGAAGGCCCGGACCGTCCGGCTGCGCTGCTATTTCTGGGACGACGGTGGCGATCACGCCACCTACGACGACCACATCCTGCTGATCAACCACCTGGCATCCCGCGAGCTGTTCGAACTGGACCACCCCATGTACGGCATCATGAAGGGGGGCGTGGAACAGGTCAACACTCGCCACGATGACAGTGAGCGCACCGTCATCGTGGACATCACCTTCGTGGAGAACCTGCGGGGCGAGATCGAACCGGCGGAACAGGCCGATGTGGAGGCCGAGGCGGAAGCGGCCTTTGTCGATGTCCAGGAGCGGATGATGGACAGCTTCTCCGAGGGACTGCGGGACGTGCTGGGACCGGAGGCGGCGGGTATCCTGGACAAAACCCTGGACGCATCCAAGGGGGTATTGGAACAGTTTCAGAACGTATCCCTGGCGGCCCGGAACTATCTGAAAAAGGTGGATACGTTCGTCTCCACGGTGGAATCGACCCTGACCGAGATCGCCAACCCGGCCAACAGCCTGATCTCCACCATCAACTTTGGCACCAATCTCCCCGGAAGGGTAATCGGCGGCTTGACCCGCTGCGTGGAGCGCTACGCCGTGCTGTACGATACGCTCACCAATGCCCCGGCCCGCTTCGCCGACAGCTTCAACCTGGCCGCGCTGGCGCTGGAACGAACCCTGGGGTTCGGGGAGTCACACGTGAGTTCCGCCGCGTCGGCCCAGGCCGGATTGACCATGGCCGGGCTGTATAAGGCCGACGAGGAAAACCGTCAGACCCTGAGGAGGAGGGAAAAGAGCGCCGGGTTCGATCTCTCCGGAACCTACACAACGCCGGAAACGGCGGACCCGGTGATGAACGTGCGGGATCTGGAACAGTCCCTGGCTACCGTGCGGACCATGATCCAGCGGGCCGTTGACCAAGACCGGCGCCAGGAGGGGCTGAAGAACATGGCCCGGCAATTGCTGGAACATGTCAACAGCGTGAAACTGGAGCGGGAGAAGATCGTGGCGGTGGATCTGGACAACGTCATGCCGCTGCACCTGGTCTGCCTGAAATACGGCCTCCCTTACAACACGGCCGAGCGGATCCACTCCATCAACCACATCAAGAATCCCAGCTTCGCGCACGGCCAGGTATCCATCTATGCCCGATAATATCGCGCTTATGGTGAACGGCGTGAAAATCACCAACTTCGAGAGCTACACGGTTGAGGCGGACCTGTACACCGCCGATGACGCCTTCAGTCTGGAACTGTCCAATCCGGAGACATCGATCACGCCCGGCCTGAAATGCGAACTGTTTGTTAACGGCACGCGCGAATTGACCGGGATCATCGATCGGGTGTCAAAATCCTACGACAAGTCCGGGACCAAGCTGCGGGTGGAGGGGCGGGATCTGATGGGGCTGCTGGTGGACTCCTGCTGCACGAAATTCATGGACGTGCAGGGCAAAACGGTAAAACAACTGGCGGAACTTCTCCTGGCGGATATTCCCTTCATCAACCGAAAAGCGATCGTCTACCAGGAGAATTTCGTGGGGCGGATGAAGGGGAAGAAACAGACCGTGAGCACACCGGCGGTGGGCTTCCTGGATACGCCCCAGAAGATAGCCCGCATCGAGCCGGGCATGACGGTGTTCGAGGTGCTCAAGACCTATGCCGCCAGCAGGGGGCTGATGTTCTGGGCCATGCCGGACGGAACCTTCGTCTTCGGCCGTCCCCTGGCAGGGGGGCAGCCGGCCTTTTCCGTGGAGGTCAGCCGGGAAAAGGGGAATGTGTCGGTGCTGGAGGGGGAGCTGACCCAGGACATTTCCAAGCGCTATTCCCGGGTGATCGTCCTCGGCCAGAGCCAGGGACACGAGGATCACGGTAGCGACGCGACCAAGGTGAACAGCAAGGCGACCAGGGATGACACAACGTTCCCCTTCTACAAGCCGTTCGTGACGAAAATGACCAATGACAGCCAGAGCCCACCCCTGCACGCCCGGCTGCTCCTGGAGAAACAGAAACACGACGGGTTCCAGCTGCAGTACCGGGCGCCGTTCCACTCCATTGGCGGCAGAAACTGGGGGATCAACCAGCTCTGCCGGGTGAAGGACGACGTGCTGGGCATCGACGGTACCTATCTGATCTTCGGCCGCATCTTCGAACTGTCCAAGAGTGGCGGCAGCACAACCCGGCTGAAACTGGGCTATCCCGGCGTCGTGGCGTAGGGGCAACCCCGTGTGGTTGCCCGTCTTTATGATTCAAAGCCCCAGGGCGGCCACATGGGGCCGCCCCTACGGGGCCGGAGGGGAGGGTATATGATCCGGGGCATCGTTACAGCGGTTATCGAAGGGGTGATCAAGCGTTTCTCCGCCTCCGGGCGTTCCGACGAGACCTTCGACAACCGGGAGTATTTCCAGCACTACGGCTTTACCTCACGGCCCCTCTCCGGCTCCGAGCTGATCATCATCCAGGAGGGAAACCAGATCGTGGCCATCGCCTCGGACGACCGTAGATACCGCCTGGCTCTGGAGAATGGCGAGGTGGCGCTGTACGACCATCTGGGACAGAGGATCCTGCTGAAGGCCGACGGCATCATGCAGGTGGTGGCCATCAACGAGATCCACGCCACGGCGCCCCTGGTGACAGTGGTGGCCAGCACGAAGATTGTCCTGGATACACCGCTGGTCCACTGCACCGGCGACATGAGCATCTGCGGCGGTTTCACCAGCTCCGGCAGTTACGGCTCCAGCGGCGGCACGATCCAGACGCCTGGTGATGTCATCGACGGGGTGCGCAGCATGGCGGACGATCGAGCCATCTACAACGGCCACACCCATCCGGGCGATTCCGGCGGCACGACCGGCACGCCCAATCAGCAGGAATAATCCATGGATTTCGCCATCGACATCGACCCGAACACCGGCCTGGGAAGCATGACCTTCGACAAGGCCGACACTATCGCCAACAATGTCTGGCTCTCCCTGATGATCGACCGGGGCTCGTGGTTTTTTAACCCCGATTTCGGCAGCCGGCTGTACCTGCTGAAGCGGGCCAAGAATACGGAACGCACCGCGGCCCTGGCGCGGGAATACTGCCGCGAGGCGCTCCAGTGGCTACTGGACACGGGCAAGGCGACAGCGGTCCAGGTGTATTCGGAACGGGACCGTATCCAGGACATTCACCGCCTGAAGCTGCTGGTGGAGGTGACCCAGGCCAACGGCGAGGTGGTGAGTTTCGAGACCTTCGTGGAGGTGGTGTAAGTGGCCTTTGAACAGAGCTTTGACGAGCTGTTGAACAGCATCCTGACCGACTACAAAAACCAGTTTCCCGAGGCGGACATCTCCCAGGGGAGCCTGATCTTCATCAAGAGTTCGTGCCTGGCTTCGGCCTTGTGGGGGCTGTACCAGTACCAGGGATACATCTCCCGGCAGATTTTTCCCGATACGGCGGATACGGAGAACCTGGAGCACCATGCCTGGGTGCGGGGCGTGGCCCGTAAGGTGAACGAAGGGAACCCGGATCTGTTGGCCCGACTGCTGGAATACATCCGCCGGCCGCCGGCGGGGGGCAACCAGTACGATTACGTCAAGTGGGCACTGGAGATCCAGGACGTGAAGAGCGCCTACTGCGTTCCCCTGGGGCAGGGGCTGGGCAGCGTGGACGTGATCATCATCGCCGATGCTACCCGCACCGGGTCTGAGATTCCAACCCAGACATTGCTGAATACGGTCAAGGCCTATATCGATGATCTGCGCCCGGTGACCGCCAAATACTGCCGGGTGCTGGCGCCCACATTCGTTACCCAAGATGTGACCATTACCGGCAGCGGGACCGGCTGGGACAAGAACACGACCGCATCGGATATCACCACCTATCTGTCGACGTTCGTGCCCAATCAGACGCTGTACCGATCACAGCTGGTGAATTTCGCCCTCCTGAACGGCGCGGATGACGCCACGTGTATCACGCCAAGCGCGAATGTGATTCCCACCGCCAACGCCATTATCCGTCCGGGGACGATCAGTGTCACATAATACTACGCTGAAATTGCTGTTTCCCGCCGAGCTTCAGGGCGTCTTCGACGCTGATGTCGCCGTGGAAGGGTCATGCCTGGACGCGGTTGAAATCCGGGCCGTGGAACTGTTGGCGGAGAGTTACGCCAACAGCGCCTACGAACTACTGGAGCGGTGGGAACAGGTCTACGGCCTGCCGGTGGGACCGGACGATCCGCTGCAGCTGCGCCAATCCAGGGTGCTGCAAAAGATGCGCGAGCTGGGAAGGCTGGATAGCGCCTATTTCGTTCAACTGGCGGCGGCGTACGGCTTTACGGTCTGGATCGACGAACTGCACCCCATGATGGCCGGCTGGGGGTATTGCGGGGAGGAATTGGGGGACGACGACAGTGATTGGTGTTGGCGGGTGTGGGTTACCGACTCCACCGGCTACTATTTCCGCGCGGATGAGTCGTGCGCCGGGGAATGCCTGTCGTACAGCTACGACCAGATGCTGCTGGATCTGCTGAACGAGCTGAAACCGGCGGACACGTTTGTTGAAGTTGTTGATGTTTAAGGAGAGATCATGAATCGAATCGGCACCACTGATGGACTGTTTCACGAGGGAAATCCCGCCCAGGGGCAAAGGGGAACGAAAGTCACGGATCTGTGGCTGAACAACGTGCAGGAAGAACTTTTGGCTATCATCGAGGACGCCGGATTGACTCCGGATAGTGGGAATGTGACTCAGATCCTCGCGGCGCTGCGCAGCCTGACAACCCGCAGGGTCAATAATGTAGCGGCGTTGCGGGGATTGGCCGGAAGTTCCTCCCTGGGTGCCGTGGATACCCTGGGATATTACTCCGCCGGTGATGGCGGCGGGAACAGGTTCGTCTGGATCGACGCCAGCGGAGAAAGCGACAATGGCGGCACGGTCATCCGGCCGACCGCGGTTACCGGAGCGGGCCGCTGGATCGCCCGCGATCGCTACAGTGTTACCGCCAAGCAGTTCGGACTGAAGGGGGATAAGGTCACCAACGATCAGACCCGGATGTCTGCGCTATTAATATCAGATGCTAAACACATACGTTTTGAATCTGGTGTCTATCAGGCATACATGGATAACGTGATCTCTAATCGGACATTTGTGTTTGACAATGGCGCTATCATCGATGGCGTTGTCCACTTGGCGGTTGGGACTGGCCCGGAATTTTCCGCCCCTTTGACAATTGTTACGAATATACGGGCAATAGGGGTTGTAACAGCTACAGTTCGTGTGGGCACCTACTACTGTCAGGGCATTCATGTGGATAAAATCCGGATTGCAGAAACAGACAACAGCTATGTGAATCAGACAACTGAGGGTGGATCGCGGGGAGTACATTTTTATTATGGTTCGCAGGACATTGAGGTGGAGATTATCGATTCCGGCGCTTCAAAAAGCGATACCGCCGCGTTTTTTGTGGACACCTACACGTTGGTTGATTCGGACCATAGGCCGAGAAACATTAAAGTTGGCACCCTGCGGGTCAGACAGGCCGGGACAAGTGGCGTCGCCATTACTAATTCCGATCGCATTCACTTTGACCGTATCAACATCGACGGGTATGGCTCGTATCACGGCGTACAATTCTGCGGATCGGATGTCGTCGTGGGACGCATCGATGTCGATGGGGCTTCATCTACCGGAAGTCCGGCAAACATATATATACTTAACAATAATCGTTGTATCATTGATAGCATTATCAGCAAAAACGCGAAACTACATGGTTTTTATGTCTCTGGGTCAATTAACACCATTATACGTTCCATAGATTCATCAGAATCTGGATCTGATGGTATACGCCTCCTGTCTCCGACAATTATCGGTAACATTACCGCATATAACAATAGTAGTTGCGGCCTTCATGTCATGGCTCCGGCTACTGATGTTACGATTGACAATGTTACTGCTTATGGCAATGGCACTCAGGGTGTGTTTGACGATAACGCAGTTAATACAAGCATCCGGGAAATAACATCATACAATCACAGTGGGGCAGCTGGATGGGGCGTATCACTGTACAATAGCACAGGATTTGTTAATCGATTAATACGGTCAACCAACAATGTTCAGGGTCTCCGTTATGTCGGTATTACTAATGCCGTGCTGGGCAACATCATATGCAGCTCAAACAGTGCGTACGATATTGCTATATCGGGCAGCAATAGCGGATTTGCATATACCACGGCAAATTACTCCACAATCAATGGTGGCCCGTTGGAATCAATTCCCGGCTTCAAAGGGCGGCTTGTCTCGGTTGGCGACAAGGGACGCGGTGATGAGAGCTGTACTCTGACGGTGGGAATCGATGCTCCGACACAGAGATTTGGGACGCCGTTGACAGCAGCCAGAACTATTACTCTGACAACAGCTGGAGCTAGGGCCGGAGATCGATTTAGAATAGTGCGTAATGCCGGTGCTACCGGGGCGTATGTGCTTAGTGTCGGAGGGCTGAAATCGCTCTCCGCCGCCGGTCAGTGGTGTGACGTGGAATACAACGGCGGCTCCTGGACCCTGACGGCCTACGGGGATCTCTAG